TAGCCATCTGTCCAAGGGCACGGGCCACACGAGGCATTGCATGCTCGCCGAAGAGAACACTCACATCGACGAGTGTTTGCATTTTCTTTAAGGTGGGATCGAGACCCATTGCCATCATCATGGAAAATGAGTCAACTGCTTTGCGGGTATCGACAGGCATCCGCAGTGCCCAGGCATTTATAGCCTCTAAAGTTTCTACACCTCGGCCTTTGGTTAACGCATCCAGCTTGATTTCCATCGCTGTAAACGTCTTCGCTGTTTCTAAAAAACTCCTCCCTACTAGTCCAAGGCCGAGGCCAGCCAACGCACCTTTAAGACTGAACACAGCACCACTGACTCCGTTAAGTGCTTTCCGGAAGCCACCAGTGACTTGTTGCAAAGCACGTATTGAACGACTGGCTTGATCGCGAAGTTTAACTATGATCTGCAAGGTTTGAGAGGAGTCTGCCATTTTTATCTCCCACGAATATACTTGTCAAAGTCTTTAGAGTTTAAAGTGCGAGCATTACGGTAGCTGATAGCTCTATCCCGCTGCTGCTCATGCCTAACTTTTAGGTGTACATTTAATGCGGTGATAAAATAGCTATAACCCCAATTTAGGATGTCGTGGTACCCGTAGTGAATGAGCCTACAAGCAGTTTCAAAAAGTCCTTCTGTATCGCCTCCGTCAGTTGGCTCAGTAGCTCGCCCAGTCCCACCGAGCGAGCTACGTCGAAAAAAGTAGCATTAACCTCTCTAAAAATATCGTAGATTTTTTTAAGATCGCTTGGAGCCATCTGCATAAGGTCATCCACAGTAACGCCCAACAGTGCTTTTGGAAGGTAGTCATCAAGGATGGTTTTAAAGTCATTTAAGTCTGTTGACTTTTCCTTAATTGCCTTCGTGTTGCCGATTTCAAGTATTTCTGCTACTGTCAACTCATATACTGTGATTTTCTTGTCGTCAATCTCAATAGGTTTGGAGTTACGCATTACTTCCTCCGCAAAACACCTACCTAACAAAACGGAGTCGCTACATTAGGATGTAGTTGTGGTCGTTGTAGTTGAGGTAGTGGTTGAGGTTTCACCAGCCGCGTAAGTCACTGTACCGTAAGGATTACTTGGATGGTTGCCAATGTCAGAAAGGCCAGAAAACAGCATTTCCATTACGGCCCATTCAGTACCATCGGCCACAAGCACAAGTGGACCGTTGGGGCCGATGGTACCTTTCCAGAAGTTCCAAATTTTATTGACCCCATGGGGGTTGTCTTCAACAAAACGGACTGCATACTCGCGGTCAATGTCATCAAGCAAGTCAATGACTAGTCCATTCTGTGCTCCCATGAGAAATTTCCGCAGGTTGATTGCAGCCATTTCATCAAGAGTGATACGCAGGTTGTACTCCGTCATAATGACCGGATTAGCATCCTTTACTCGGTAGCCACTACGGTTGGAATAATGCGGTAGTCTTTCAATAACAGGCTCGTACTCAGCCCTTACGGCATTACCCATATCGGTGTAAGCTCCCGGCGTCCCACTGACAAATTCAGCAACAGAAAATACTCCCCGCAGAATCGTGTAATTTCGAGTCGAATGCGGTTGAGGCATATTAGATTCCTCCTATGTCGTGTATATATACCACTTTGGCAACCACAGAAAATGCAACATAAGGGTCCCAAACCGCCACAGATACTTGCGGCTCCAAGTCGGTGGACAAAGCCAGGCCAGCTCTCGTTTGATCTCCGTACATAAGCACCCAGAAGTCATCCAAAATACTGGACAATTGCGTATCAGGGTCTACTCTATTCATAAAATAAAAGAAGAACTGAATTTGTAGTGTAGACGTGAAAACGTCCACCTGATTGCCTCTTCTGTTTGTCTTTCTGTGCTCCTGTGGGATCGGTACGCCTCCAACCATAGCCGCCAGTGGCAACTGGGTGACTGCGTAGTTCTTCAACTCTTCAATGCTAGACGGCTGTTGCCGCTTAACAGTCTTAATAGAGTCGAGGCTCTCGAGCCCTGTCTTACAACCAACTAAGATTTGCTCGCGTAAGCTATTCTCTGCCACGGAGTAACCTCTCTACATAATCTTGGTATAACTCACTGATTTTTTCGATATTTTCCAGACTTGCCCCGAAGAACGGTCGTTTGTCTTGGAGATAAAAAGCCTTGGCCGGATTACTCATGCCAAACTTATCCGTGCCCTCCATGAAGAATACTTTTACTTGTTCCTTGGAGACCTCAGGCATATAAGTCAACGAATTTAACATCGAGCCTGTAAAAAATAAATCTGGTGTTCCGGATAACCCTACCGACTCCCTAAACATGCGATACTTGTCGGTGTAAGGTTTAAAAGGCTTGCCTTCAATTTCCTGTCCTGAAAGCGTACGCACTTCAATAGACCAAGACAGGTAGTCACCAATCTCGTCCAGTATATCATAACCTACGATGTCTCTCGATAGAACTTCAAAAGTCTTACGAAGTTTTTCTAAACCAATAATTGTGACACTGCCATCGGTAGCCATGATTACTACACCCTATACAAACGCCTTACCTGCGGGATTTTAGTCTCGTCAGCGGTTGAGTCGCCGGACTCATCCCAGTCATAATCTATGCCAGCAGTCAACACGTCGTTGATTTCTTCGGCATACAATTTCTTAAATGTGGAGCTATTTCGCTCGAACCCATCAGGCTCGGACGACTCCTTTGCCAGAAGTAGATAAATTAATTGCAACGACTTATAGACACATACCCTTTTGATCTGAGTTACATCTAACAGCAAGGACGTATCAAAAGGGTTTTCACGCCAATCAAGCCCGTAGTTCTCAGCATTGGCCCGATACCAGCGCGAGTCGAGTGCTCGTGCCACAACGCTCTCCGCTTCTGTCATCTGATCTTCAAAGTCTGTTTCACCGTAATTAAAAATCTCCGATCGAACAGCGATTAGATCATCATCGTCATGAAATAGTAAAGCCATTACTACCTCGCATGATTACTTCTTTCGGCGTTTAATCGTACGCTTTGGTTTTTTTACTCTTGGTGAAGACTCCTTAACTGACTTGGTTCTTTTCTTCGGTTTCGACTCTATTTCATTGCTGCCTGGGATGTTAATCTTTAGTTCCGATTTTTTTGCGCCTGTCCTATCGGCTGCCTCTGATACTGGCACCGCCTGGTGACGTGGACGCACTTTGGCCGGTGGCCCGTGAACGTATGAGTCATCTTCAACTGCTAGTCGCCCCGAAGGCAAGTCTCCATCTTCAATGACCTTTTCAAATCCACCATGCGGCAAGCGCCCAGTTCTCTCGAGTTCAGCCATATCCCGATCCAACAAGTACCCTTTGCCGCGTAGTAATTTGAGTAAATCCTCATCTTCGGTCTCGAACTCACCTCTCTCATCAAACTCAAGAAGAGCGCGGTTGTTCGACGGATCCCAAATTATTCTGGGCAATAACCCTTGATAGAATTTCATAAAAAGCCTCCTCTGACTACCCACTTACTAAGAAGTGGTTGTTGATGTGGTCGTGGTCGTCGTGCTCGTCGAGGTTGTGGTAGTGCTGAATCCCTGCGTATCATTGATCAGCTTGATCCACCACCGCAGCTCCGGATGGACAGCCGGATTGTTCTGCAACCTGCGACGACGTACTGCTGTTCCTTTTTTCGCCATTACTCGATTCTCCTTATACCTAATCGAAAGTACTACATACTACAAGCCGTCCGGCCGATTAGGAAGTAGCGAGGTTAGTGATTGTGCCATGCATTTCTTCGGGACCATAGTCAATTCCAACATGCCCGTAGATTTGCCCCTTTTCCGATGCACCCGTTTTACTCAACTCTTCGTAAAACAACACACCTTTCTCCGGAACTGGTAAAAACACCGGAGCGCAGAAGGCCAGGTCTGCGATAAGGATGGTAGCCGCTGGAACATTCGGTGCCCAAACAATGCCCAATTCGGCAAAGTCGGTCTCGATCATTTTAATATTAGTACCACCGATATTCCTGTCTTCGGGGGCGTAGCCGTAGACATTGGAGAACTGCTGTTTCTGAAACGCATTACAGAACACTACCGGTTGCAGAAACTCAGAACCGTTTGTTGCCATTGTACGCAGGATTTGATCGATGAGAGTTTTACTCAACGCTGCGCTGGAGGCGTCCACGGAGTTTGTGGAACATGCAGTTATAATGCCCCGAGTTTTGGCCGCTACAGCAGCACTTGTAGCCTGCTGGTAGGCGCCATTAAGGAAAGTGTAGTCAATGTCCAATGCCAACTGTCGCATATGGGCATTGATCTGGAAATCCCTTTCATTGGCCACGGGCTGACCATCGGTAGCATCAACCAAGCCAGTTGTGGGATCGGCGGTGACCTGGCCAACAACGGATTGCTTCGCGTAGCTCACGGACACCTGGCGCTGCCAGATTTGGCAGGTATTGACATCCTGCGCCCGAACATAAGTCCAAGGTGTGGGCGCAGTTAGAGAAGCCGTCTCCGTGATTGCAGGCTGGGAAGCAGCTTCAAGACCCCAAGGCTGAGCCAAGGGAAACTGAAAGTCGGCAACCGTACGGACTCCGGTGCCCTGAAGACCACCAATCATGTTCAGGAACGGAGTTTTATTGGCACCGATCAGATAGAGTTCACCCGTATAGTTCGGGCAATTCCAAACGGTTGCAGCAGCGTTAACATTCGCCATTTTGATTTCTCCTTCGTTAAAAAGTAGTAAAGATTAAGCTGCCCGGGAGCCCTGCTTAATCGCAAAGATGCGATTCTTAAGCGAGATTGCTCTCGTTGTTTGCTTGGCAGCTATGGCCTCGTCGTATTGCTTCTGGAGTTTTGCGAGGTCACTCGTATCGGTTGGTTCACCACCACCGCCTTCACCACCTTTTGCACCAGATCCCCCTCCGTCACCACGTATGTAGTTATTCTTCTGGGGGTAAGTTTCCCAAAGGAGAGCCATCCCTTCATTAAAATCGGCCGGTTCGCCCGGATTCACTACACTATAGACCATATCATTCCTGGCCTTGTCATAGTAAACACGAGTCACTAACGACTCAGGATCTTTGTCGTCTTCCTGAACCATTATATTACGGCCGAATATAGCTTCCGCTGCGTCGGGAGTCATAGTTGTCTTTCTTTTCTCTCCAACAAATAAAGGGTGCTGACTGAATTTGGCACCGACAGTAAGTTTTCGAATTTGAGCATTCTTGCGAGCATTCGAGTCTTTCTCCTTCTGGATAACACCCTCAAATGACTCCTTCTGTTTTGCCAAATCCTGTTCGTGTGCATCCTTCATTTGCCTTTTCATTGACTCGACTTTCTCTGCCTTGAGCCAGTCTTTTTCGTTGAAGTTCTCTACTGTTTCCATGGCTTTCGCTGCTTCCGCATGCCACTTCTCTACATCTTCTATGTCCTCAAACAGTTTATACCTTGACTTCAACTGGTCGCCAGCTTCCCGGAACCTCTTGTTCTCTTTACCCAAGTCAATAATTTTCTGGTACATTTGCGGCGCATCTACGGGAACTTCCTTGCCATCTTTATCGTTATAAATAGGCTTTCCATCCTCCGTGACTTTGACCTTGCCATCACCATCCAAAGCTAATTTTTCAAACATGGTTTCCACCTCCTTGTCCCTTCCGGGAACGTTCATAAATAATTAAAAAAAAGTTTACTCCATTTTACATACAAAGGCAAACAAAAAAATCACGTTGCCCCAAACTTCGCAAAAATCACCTCCTTTTTTCAGTTTAAAACATCGGTGAAGATATAACTTCCCCCCTGCGGAAAAGTTATGACCCATACCATAGACTTCAGCATGAGTGAATAGTTTACTATATCCATAACAGTGTAGTAAGGCTCTTCTTCGTCCGCAATTGCTAGTGCTAAATTATCCAGAGCCATGCGAATATCTTTATCGTCAAATATGTTATTCAATTATTTTCAACCCCAAACTACCGAGCTCAGTTAACGCCATTTCAAAATACATGACATGCTTAATTGGTTTCTCTACATCTCTACGATAGTCATCTATCTTTTGACTTTCTGGAACCCAAAAGACTCGTTCCTTATTGAAATATTTATTAAGTTTAGAAGCAAGAGCTCTGTTCGGAACCAAAAGCGTATACTGCACCGGAGCTACCTTTGGGTCTTCGTTATAAACGATTTCACCCTCGACCTTAGTTGACTCATCTTTTACTGTATGTCGTATCATAGCATAGCCTCTATATTAATGCTTTCAATTTCTTGCTTCAGTTTTACGGTAACAGTTTTCTTAGTATGCTTGAACCCATAGTCCAGACCACCTCGGCCGTCCATAACATTTATACGGGCAAAGAAGTCTTCCATCCACTGGGAAAACTCTGGGTAGTAATGCTTTTGTTGGGCCCAGTGACCTCTATTCATAGCCCATTCCCATTTGGCTTGCTCGTAGGTTTTGCCCACTGGGAATGTTTTATCCAACTTCGATTTTTTTTCATGTAGTATACCAACGTACTGGTTATACTGAGCGCTACCTTTTTTGTAGTTCTTTATATTGTTGGATGCATTACGGACCGCATGACTCAATTCAATAACTCGTTTGTCAAACTTATCACTACGAAATAAAGTAAATGATCTATTAAATCGCTCTATCCCCATAGAAAACCACTGGTGAGCAACACCTCCATCATTATATATGCGACCCTCGTAGTTGTTTATCCAGTGCCCCTTCCAGTAACTACCGTCACCATTATAATAAGTGCCTTTAGGTTGGCCAGCAAGTTTGTGTTTATTATACGCGTTCCTGTAAAATTTAGCTTCCAATTCCGTAGAATAGGGATTAGCTTTCCACTTGCCAAAATTGCGGCCAAAGCCACGTCCACCTTCCCCCATGAACGAGTCAATAGCATGGCCCATTTCGTGCGCCAGCTGTTCACTTATCGGGTGACCCCCAAATCCGTCACCTCGGAATATATTAATTTGATTATTACGACTCGCATTAAAACTGGCCCTACCATTACCCTGCCAATACTCGATCCTAAGACCGTTGCGATCCATATCCCGCAAAAGCCTATACGGAACATGGCTACTACCTTGTTCCATCTGTTTAAGTAGTCGATTCTTAAGGGCTGGGTCTGACACATTACTAAAGTAAGTCATCTTATCCAGTATTTCAATTCTTCTCTGCTGCAATTCACCCCAAGGCAACGCATTGTAGTAGTTCACTTCGGCGTTGAAAAGCCTATCGTAGTCTTCCTCGGTGGGCCAGCCATGCGCCTTTATTTCGTCAATTCTGTATTGTTCGTCATCCCAAACTTTCTTTAATTTTTCACGGCTACCTAATTTAGCAGGAGTCACAGTTGGAGATACTGGTGTTGGTTTTATCGTTCCTGATTCAAGTGCATCAAGGTCTATAATCCTGGCTTTTATAGTTTTACGTCTAAGTAGTAACTTGGCTTCGGCCCTATGGTAACCATTCCACAAAATCCATTCACCATCATGCCTAACTACTATTGGTAACTCATCTCCATCTGGGAAGTTAGCTCGTATAAGTCCACGCATTCTATCTTTTTCCACAAAGTCCTGCACACCTTTCAGCTCTCCGAGCCTTACACTCTTGACAGTTTCAGGAGCTTCCAATTCCCTGGCACGTTTGACTTTGCCAGCTATTTCATCTTCCAGGTCACCTACCTCTTTTCT